TGCTCCTGCCCCTGAGTCAGCCGCGCTTGGCAGGTCTGCTACGAGGTATGTAGGGGGTGCTTGCAGTTGGTTAACTGCGGCGTTTAACTTCGTGAAGTACAGCCGCAAGATGTTGTTCAACTGATCTTGGTATGGGCGGTCGTACTCATCTCGCGCCAGCGGGAGGGCTGGCGGTGCGATCTGGTTGATGAGGTTGCGACTCATGAGTTCCCTCGGCGACCATCAGCCTTGATGTCAAAACGGGGGGAGCCAAGTTGCCAAGCAACACCCAGCGTATCCGACGACACCTTGTATGCCAACTGGCGACCGCGAACACGTACAAACACCTGCCCAGTAAATTCCTCAACAGGAACTTCAGCGGTGCGCGTGATGCCAGCATAAGCCTCGCCACCCACTGAGAGCGGGTCGTTGTAGCCAGAACCAGAGTTCTGCAACGGGTACAGCGTCATGGTGATTGAGGGGTTGTCAACTGTGGAGTTGCGGAACGTCACGTCAGGCAAGACACGGTAGATGAACATGAACTTGTCACCATCGTCGATGTCAAATTCAGCGGACGTGATTGACGCCTCAATCGGCGCGGGAGTGCCAGTCGAGTCATCGTCGTAACCAACTTCATGTGTCACCAAGTTGTTGAGGTATGTAGCGCCCACAGGGTTGTCCAGCACCCCAGTATCCAGCCACGCAGTGCGTGCCATGTTGCCGTAGTACCAGATGTCTTCGGCGTAGTTGTAAATCACGTAGCGGTCGATCTGGTTGGAGTTCAACGAGCAGTAGAACCACCAGATTTCGTTGAAGCCTTCGTTTGTGCCAGCGCACACTTGGTCGAACTGCGCGTTGTTGATGTCCGCAAAGATGTATTGGCGCAAGTCACAACGCATGGTCTGAGTGCGACCATCGTACTTGTAGAACTTGTCCACGCCCATCCAGTAAGACACGCCGTTGGCGTAAGCGACAGCGTTCTCGCCAGCGATTGAGGTGTTGTCACCAACGATGTCGGCCTTCCAAACCACGGGTGCGCCCACGTACTGCAATGAGTACAGGGACGAGTCTGTCCACACCAAAATCTCTTGGCGAGACTGGATAGCGGTCACGATCTGTGAGCCGTGTGAAAGCTGCAAAAAGCCAGCTTGGTTTGTAGCAGTCGGCGTCCAGTCCGTAGTGGATTCCTGATCCGACCAACGGATTAACATGGGGTCTTGAGCAAAACTTCCGTAATCATTTACACCGAAAGCTAGGATAAACCTGCTTGCATCAGATACCATTAAATAGTTCTGAACGCTAGGCGTATCCCCAGTAGTTAGAGTAGAAGCACGAGTCCCCACTCCTAATGAGTTCTGCCAGTAGAAGATGGGTCCGCCGCGATATCCGAAAATTAGGTTCTCTCCGAAGTTAGATTGACTCCAGAGCCTCATGGAAGAAGAAGCAACTTGGCCGCTCCCCCACGTACCATATCCCCATAAACCAGCACCCCATCCAGTTAAAGGTACTTGGAACTCTGGTCCTACGTTGTATTGATAGGCCGCTGAAACTGTTCCGCCGTTACCCGTGTCTGACGTATTTGCGGTAGCTGTGGCTACGAACGTGTAGGTGTTAACGTCGATTACCGTAATTTGATATTCACGGTTTAAGACCGCAGCAGTGATATTTCCACCTAGACCCGTCGCTCCAGAGAATGTTACAAAAGTACCAGTGACACAGCCGTGTGCCGTGGCGGAAACCGTAATAACGTTAGAAAGATTGGTAGCCGTAAAAGGATTGGTTAGACTAACCGTAACCCGTACAGGTGTGATGTCGTAGTACACACCACCCCGCATGATGTAGTACTTAAGATTCGTACCCAATGCGATGAGCTTAGTACCCTCTAAAATAGCCCACGCCCACAAAGCTCTACACTTACCGAGGAACGTATTGAGTGTTGCGGGAATCCAACCACCGATTTTCTCAGGGGTTCCGGCTCTGAATCTAACTTTGTCGCACTCATACCACCCGCCTACCGTCTGAGTAGGCGAGTTTACGGGTCCAATTGTTTCCGAGGCGTATCGAGTGTTTTCTTTTGACACCCCCGGACGGAACAGAATCTTTTTAAGCATGAATCATTTTCTCGTTTGTCTCCCGGGAAATGACTACTTTGCTTGTAGGTAGACCCCGATATTGGCTAAAGCGTATCCAAGAAACATAATACTTGGTCCCGTCCCGCCTTTAATGTATTGATCCACAGCAATCACGGCGTAAATTAAGCCCGTGACGATAATTAGAGATTGACTCATACAGAGTATACCTCTTTTGGTTTGGATATTTTACCAGATGCATTGGTAAGTCTAGCACGAATTTCTTGAATTGGAAGTAAGCGTCTACCAACTTCTCCGTAAGTCTTGCTTCTAAGTATGATTGTAATAGATTTTCGGTTTCTGTAACCAAAATCGTGCGCCCATTTATCCAGACCTGCCAGATGATTAAACGACTCCACAAAGACCGACGGATGTTCTTTCATCACCATCCCATGATGGACGTGTCCAATGTCTATGTAGTGATGTTCTGTTTCCCCAAAGTCTTTCCTAAAATCTGAGGTCATCACGTTTACCAAATCTTTAGGTTTACATTTGTCGGAGTGGTGAGTCATCACTAACGTATTACCCATGCGATAAGCTATGAATACGCTTTCGTTGTTTAGGATATTCACCCGACCAGATTCGCCGTAAGCTACGCGCAAGAGTTCGGCCATCCATATATCATTAGTCCTAGAGTGGTTTCCTTGGTTCACGATTACGTCAACAAACTTAGCTTTCTCTAAACACTTATCAACGATAAACCTCATCACTCGGCTGTAGGTTTTAATCATCTTGGGAAATCGTGTATCGCAGTCTAGAGCGTGACCGCTGGCTTCCGTAGTTCCTGTGTAGTTTTCGTAGTGGGTAAAGTCCCCCAGATCGTTGATAACCATTCGCTCGCATGATGGAAGTTCTTCGATCAGAATAGATATAGCTCCGCAGAGTTCCTGTTCCGCGATCTTGAGATCAAAGTTCTCTCCTACCTCGGCGGCGTGGGCTAACATACCCAAGTGGGCGTCTCCAATCTGTAGCCAAGGTATTACATCGGCGTTAAACTTCTTTGGGGCGTTAGCCACTGGTAGGCTGGGAACATCCTCAATAAACGCTGCCACGGCCTCTTTAACGGCTTCTAGATAGGCTGCTTGCTTTATATCCGCCTTGACCCAAGTGGCGGTAGGTTTACCTTCTTCGTTGTAGTAAGTACTGATCCCTTTAGCAATGTGAGTCTCTGGGACGGGGTGTGTCCAATCATGCTCGGGAGAGAAACCTTGTATAGCGGCTTTCTTTTTTACAGATGCAACCGCTTCGTTAATTGTGTTTTTGTTAACCCCAAAATGTTTGGCTGCGGCTCTTGCGCTTCCGTGTTTTTCTATAGCTTCTAAGTATTCCAGTTGGCGAACGGTACAGAATTGGTAGTAGTCAGAATAGTTCATGGCCTTAGTTTGTAAGTACGTACTGGGACTCTCGACCCGGCATCATGTTTGCACACAAGTTTCACTGCTGCCTCGGGCTTTTTAAAACCCATCGCCTCGTAAGCACAGATGGCTGCTTTAGCACCTGTACCTATCGCCTCGATTCCGCTCTTAATTGGCTGTCCTATACATGAGGAGCCAAAGTAAAAAAGCCCTGCGTTGTTCATAACGAGGGCGTGAGAATTGGAAAATCTAGGATGCTTGTCCTTTAGTCCCCTTTTGTACCAGACTAAAAATCCTATAGCTTCATCTATGTTCCCAGAGAACCCTAGTAGAGTTCCCTTAAATCTAAACACTTTCCTACCGCTCCATACCCTATCCCCGTCGCTGATACTTGAGTCAGCAACCATTACCCCAAGTTTTAAGTCAGCCAGTATGGTGGTCATGCCAGCAGTGTGCTTTTGTTTTCCACTTCGGCAACCCTAGCGGTCCAGCCTTTTCCAAATGTACTAAACGTAGAAAGCGACTCCAGAAATTTCTGTCTGGCGGCACAGAACTTGTCAATCAAATCTTTTGTACTATGCGTCTTACAAACGGCTAGAGTCTTTGGACCGATGCTTCCGTCTTGAGTCAAACCTAGAACTCCCTGAAGCATCTTGGCCGCTCTACCTACTCCGGAATTTTCCGCACAGTCAAACACACATATATCCAAGCCAGAAGGCAGACTATCGCCATTGATTGCATCCCAATATTTACGCTTATACAGAGGGGCTACTTGAGCCGGGGTTAAGGCTCTCATCTCTTTCTCAGAAGATTCTCTACCCACGTAAGACTCCCATACAGCACGAGTTACGCCAAGGTTAGTCATACCGCCCGGGTCTTTGGGGTGATGAACGTAGCCGCCCTCATGCTTGAGGAGTTGGGTCAACGCCAGATCAAAGTTGCTTTTCATTCGATGAGCCAAAATAGTAGGAGAGGACTAACATCAAAGCACCATCCATCGTACCCAGTACACGGATGACAAGTTCTCTCATCTCTGTAGGAATGGTGTTGTTTAACATGAACCACTGGATCAAGCCCCATACGGAAACTATGACCAGAGCCAAGATGGGAGTGATAACTTTACTTACGAATGGAGCAGCGCTAACCGCTATTGTCGATTCTCTTTCACGAGCCGATGCGCGGTCTTGGAAAGTAAGTTTGGCGTACTCAAGCTCCAGTTCCTTAATCTTGGCTAAGGCTTCTGGATCTTCTTTAATAGCGGAGGGGATTTGTTCTGGTGGAACGCCAAGTTTATTGGCAATGGCTGAGATTGCTATCCCACCTAACGGACCTGCTACCACGTTGGCTAAAACGGGTGCTGCGCCCTTCAGTAAATTGAACAACTCATTCATCACGTCTCCAGACAGGGGGGAACGAATCCCCCCATTATACTACCAAGTTACAGGTTGGTTAGTGATTTTTCGCAAGCCGAGGTTGATTGCAGTCAGCGCAAGAGCTTGTAGTTCTGCACCGATCACAAAGCCGTAGCGCATCTGTAGACCGAGCGCGGCGGCACAGACTACGTTCACCCAGAATGTCTTAGAAAGATAGAACTTCTTTCCAGTCACTTGGCTTACTAAAGCGTCTGATGCTGCTGCGGCGATGGCTGAATTTACATCAGTCATTCTTTTACCTCTGCTTCGGCAGGTTGCTCAGCTAGAGCTTGTTTCAGCATGGATAGGAACGCATCCTTGCCCACGTTGAGTTGTTGCAGTTGGAACTGGGTCGATGCGATCTTGCGGTCTAAATCAACGCAATGGTGAAACAATACGGCTTGTTGCTCCGTAAACTCGGTTGCATCGTACTCAACTCCGTCAATTGTCACGATTTGGGGCTTTTTGTTTTCCATATCGTTTTTCCTTTCAATGTGCCGCTGATAATGGGGCCAGCGGCTTGCCCCTTAAATTACCAAGGTACGCCAGCTTCTTGTACTGGGTGCTTTTGCAGTTCAATCTGCTCAGCCAATGCGGCTTCAGTAGCGTCTTTGTCTACGCCGTTAGCCCAGCACCAGTCAAGCACTTCTTGCTCTGTAACGTCAGCGTAAGGGATAGTAGGTGTTCCTTCGCCAAATGAACAGGTGGAGTAAATTGAAGCTGTGTAATCACCGTCTACGGCGGTAGCAGTCCAATGTGCTGTTGTGATGTAACCCGTAGAAGTCAGGTAGTTTGTTTGTGTGATTTGCCAGTTTGTCATGATATTTCCTTTAGGTTATTTGGCTTCTAGTGCTGCCAAGCGTTTACGGAGAGATTTAACTTCTGCAATTAAGTTGGCGATGATTTCGGCGCTGGAATAATCCATGCCTTGCATCTGCTCACCATCCTTCTCA